CAACGCCTTTTTTATTTAAACCGCCACTTGGGTCTTTTCCTTCTTTACGTTGCCATGCAGGAGTTTTACCTCCTTCTTTAAACTTTGCTCTACTTCTTGCGTCCTTTACAGGTATCTCCGATGCCCACTTGTCCATAATTCATCTCTCTTTCAACTATTCACCTAGTAATTGTAATAAAATTTCATTAGTATTTTTAGGTTCAGCTCTTAAAAACATTTCTTCATCAGCAGGATAGCCTTGACCTGTATTTTTTAAATATTTAAGTTGTGCTTCTGGACTCATTGTTTTTATTATCATTTCCATATCTTCATTATGCTGTTCTTTTGTTCCCATATTGGGGTCAGGCCTCAACATTTTTGCAATATTACTACTTAAATTATATTCTTCATTTGCTTTTTTTGCTGTAACTCCTGCAAGACCTGCAGTTGCTAATAATGAAAGTATTGGAAGAATATTTAAAGGTGTTTCTCCACCGTCTCCTCCTGTTGGAGTCATTTTATAAGCATCAGATGTTTTAATAGGTTTTTTTAATTTTTTTAAATTACCTTTCATATCAAGAGTATATTTATTAGTATTAATATTTCCTTTTATAAAGTACGTGTCATTTGGTCTTTTAACAAAAGCTTTATCTATTGCTTTTTGACCTTTAAAACCTTCTTTAAGAGCTTTATTTAAAGCAGCTCTCCCCTCATTTGTGTTTCCTATAAATTCTTTTTTTAAAAATTTATTAATAACATTATCGTTTTTTTGTTTAGATAAGTTTTTTATACTTTTTTTATTCATATCTTTAATAAGTTTTACTACATTTTTTGATAAAGTTTCTATACCACCTTTGTTTTTTATTAATTTTGTAAGTCCTCTAAGTGAACCTTCTGGGCCACCAACTCCTCCAAAAATTGCTGTTTGTATAACTTCTTGTATTTCAGGGCTAAGTTCATTGTCTGATATTAATTTATTAATATTTTCATCTGCTTTTGGTTCTTCGTATGTAATACCCAAAGCATCTGTGCCTTGGTTTTTCATTAATTCTTCTATAAAACTCATTAAAATTCCTTTCCTTCCAATGATTCAAATAAAGATTTTATTAAACTTTTAGGTTCTTTTTGTGCATATCTTGAATCCATATCAATATCTTGCCAATTAAGTTCTTTATCAAAATAATCATCTTCAAGTTTTTTAGTTTCTGCTGCCTGTTCTGCAAAATATTTTTTTCTAATTTTATCTTTAAATAACTTTTGTTCTTGAATTTTGGCTTTTTTTATAGGTTTTATTATACCGCCCAGAAATGGTAACATTGATAATGCTGACAATCCAGCTTCTTTTCCTTGTCCTTGCATTGCATATAATAATGAATTTAATAAATCAGCTGGTTCTCCAACACCTGGAGCCATTCCTATCTTACTTAATAAATCTTGAATGCCTTGCATATTTCCAGCATCTTCAGGTCTATTTGTATATTTATTTATATATTCTTGAGAACTTGTTCCTGTATAATCAGGTTTATTTGGGTTATTTATCATTGCCATTTAATCTTCCTTTCTAAGTTCAAAATGAGGAAAATCATCAAATTTATTATCATCCACCTCAAAGTTCATATTCCAATCACCACCCCAGCGTAGTTTAATGCCCATAGACTGAGCAATACCAATCACGAAGCCTGCAAACAAATGAAAACGTTCCCTATCATCCCAATCAACAGGATAAGGCACAACATCCACAGCCCTACTTGGATTAGAATTATGACGGCCATTTGGGAACTTAACCTTAGTTTTTCCCTCATCGAAAAGTTTATTTTGCCTTTCAGCGCTTCTATGGCCTTCCAAAACAGAGCAATCAACATATTTGATAACTTCGTTAAATATTTTTTGTAGTTTATCATCACAAGTGCTTAACCTTTCTTTACTTCTTTTTCCAAATCTAGGCATTATTACTCCATAAATCAAAATTAGAGTTATCAGCCACAAATGAAGAAGGGTATAGAGTGTGAGTAACATAACAAGAGGATAGAGAGGTCATACGACTTTCTCCACCTGTGGCCAAATCTTTATAAATTATTTCCATTAAGTGTTTCCTTGTATTGAATCTTCGCCGTAAATATACATAATATTATCATTATTATCAAACTCTGAGTTGCATTTAGGGCACATCCAGCCAATTACGTCATGATTTGTGCTATTTGTATCGAATAATCCAACTCTTTTAGAATAGTGTTCGTTATAATACAATTCTTTGTCACAAATAGGACAAGGGTCTTTAATCTTCGTCTTGGTCTTTTTCTTTGTGTGCGATGAGCTTTGTATCTGATGTTTTTCCACTTAAAGCCTCCATTTGTTCTGGTGTAAATCCTTGAAAGACAGTTAATTGTTCTTGTTTTTTCTCTGTATCGAATAATCCAGACATTTTACCTAATGCTTCTAACGAACGAAGCTTATCTGTGTCTCTATCAGACAAATCTGCAATCATTTTATACTTTTGAACAATCCATTCAGGTGAAACACCCTCATCTGCCAATATTTTTTTTATTTCTTCTTTAACCATTGTTCTAACTTCCTCTTTTTTTAATAAAACATTTGTTTTCTTTTTGATATATTCCTCATCTTTAGCTTTTGGGTATGCTTTTTTGTAAGCTGATACTGCACCATTGCCTGCTGCAACATATTGAGCAAATAAAAACTCACGATTGTTAAGTTTACGCTCTTTAGCTCTTTCGTAGATGGCATCATAATTACCTGAAAATGAATAAATGTTTTGTGCAACTCCTTTTTCACCCAATATCTGATGTGTTTTCTGTTCAATGATGTAAGAACCACATATAGTCAACACAACATTACGCGGAGTTTTATAACCAGGATGCTTTAAAGCACTACGTTTAAGGATTTGTAAGACATATCCATCATCTGTATAAACCCAATCTCTTGTTGTGCCCATTCTCCAATTGCCAACAATCTCAATGCCAGGATTGAACGCGCGAAATTCTTCTGCATCGTCATATAAATAATTTTCAATACCTTTAATTACTTTAACATCCATGGAATAATATAAAAAAACTTTATCAAAAATAAAAACCTTGCATAATTCATTTATTTGATTATATTTATCTATATAATAGAGATATATACTAGAGATAGTATCTATAGATAATATCCATCTTATAAAAGAAATTAATAATAAAGAAAAGATTTAGTCAACTTTGAAATTTTTTTACAAAATATTTTTTGGGATTACATAAAGAAAAAGGTCAGCTTGTTACATAGTTTCAAAAATTAAGTTAGAATGTGTGTGGGTATTATTTTATCGAGGCACCACCCCCCAAAAACGCGGTTAGGGGTTGTATTTAGGTTGAAAACTAGATTTGGATTACTATTATAATTATGATTTGAATTTGTGGGATTTGTAGGAAAAGGACAACAAACAAAAACGCCCACTAAACAACGTGGGCGCTATTGTTACACAATCGGCGGATTTTTAGAGGTCTTTATTACACGCATCAATAAACTTACTAGCATTAAATAAGTTATTATCTGCTTTAAACTCTCTGCATAGTTCAGTAATAAAAGTATCTTTATTTATTTTTCTTTTATTATTAAAGAATGTATTATCATTAATAATGTGTGCTATCATCTTATAATATTTTCTACTTAACATTTGAACTCCTTTCATTACTTAAGTTAATATCATTTATTATTGTTTGTAACTGCTCCAATTGAGCAAGTACTTTATCTGTTCCACCACTTAAACCAAAATAGTTCTTAACATCTTTTAAGCGCCAATGTCTACTTGGTTTTATTCCCTTGCTAAACAATTTAACTTGACCAACACACACCGCCAAATTATATAATGCTAAATTTGTTGCGCCTTGTGCGTTTGTTTGGTTTTCTAGGTCTCTCATAAATTGACAACCTTCGACCATATTTATTATTGTTTTATTTTGCATTGTTTTTACTCCTTATAGTTGATAGTTATTAAATAAATACTCTGCTTTATCTTTTCCGAATCGTTCCTCTGCTACACTGCAAATGATGCCTATCATATTATGGCCGTACATTGTACCAAGTACTTCTTGACATTCTTGCTCTAACTCTTCAAAGGTCGCTGTTTTTAGATTGATTTTATTTCTCATTGTTTATCTCCTTGTTTAGCTTTTTATAATTATCTAACATATTATACTTAACTGCTTTTACTGCGGGTTTTTTCTTAACTTTTTTTAATGTTCCGTGTTTATCTAATGTTATTAAATCGCCGATATTGTCAACACCTTGAGCGGTGTTATCCATTGGGTGAACTTTTATTTCTGTTTTATCTGTGCAACCATTAAATATATTAATAGCATCTAACACATTTATACTAAGCCACGTTATCCCAACTTTACCGCCACCGATGCCGTGCCGATGTGCTATATCATAGCGCTTAAGTTTTATAACATCACCGAACGCGTCACGTTCTTTTTTTAATATTGCAAAAGTTGTGCTCATTATTTTTTTACTCCTTCTATTTTTTGTTTACTCCTATAATATACACATAATAAAACATATATTTTATATATTTATTATTTTTATATCTTGCATTATTTTTATATATTTTTTTATATTTCAATTGTTCAAGCAGTTAAATAAATAAGAAAATAATAGGAAAAAAAGAAAATGAAAAAAGAAAATATCAAAGTAAATATGAAAAGAAAAGAAGAACTAATAAAAATAGTTGACAAGTATTTATCACATTGGAAATGGGAAGAAAATATACACAAACATATGACTTGTTTTGACTATGTAGAAAAGTTTGGAATTGACGCAGTAAAAGGATTTATTCAATTCTGTAAAGACAACGAAATGACCGACAAAATCACGCCAACAATCGCCCACGATATAAACGGAACGTATGACAAATATTTCTCACCAAGAACAACAAGTTATTCAAAATATAATACAGAAAAAGGAGCGTAATTATGGAACCAATCAAAGTAAAAGTAGACCAATCAAAGAGCAGAAATAGATACGATATGGAGGATTTAATTATTGATGCTTGCATGGAGTTAGAACAGAGAATAAAAGACGAAGAAATCGATATTTTAGTTGATGATATTAACGATACAATCCACGAAATAGCAGATAATTCAGTACCAATTTATTATTATGATATTGGACAATTTGCCGCGCATAATAGTTGTTTAATGACCATTAAATCAGAACTAAACCCAGAAGGTACCCCACACGACCAAATACAATCAAATATATATAGCGAAATAGTAGACGGATTACACGCATATATAGCTAAAAAAGAAAAGGATGAAGAAGATGAAAAATAAAAACAATTATGGCATTAATGATGATTTACATATATGCCCAATTTGCAAGAATAAAATTGGATATATAGATATGGAATTAGGAGTTTTTGATAGTAGGTATTTTAAGAATATGGAAAATCATACGTGTGATGATTGGTATCCATTGAATGGAGGCAAATAATGAAATATAATAACGAAATAGTTGGAGAACAATACGAAATAAGAGAACTAATAATTCTTAATTTTATTGAATGGTATGCATCAGAAGAAGAAGATAGAGAGCCATTAAGACAAGCAATGCAATTATATCTTCAAGAAGAAATATGGATAGAACTTGAAGGAATGAAATTAAGAAGTGATTATATAAACAAAGATTATTGGGAGGATATAAAAAGAGGAAAATGATGACAATTGAAACAACAAAAAACGGATATATAAAAATTAGCGATATTATTGATAATCAGTTAATTACAAGGTTATATGCCTATTACACAAAAAACGAAGCAAAAAGGCTATTTTTGAGCGAAATAAACACAAAAGGAGAAAGATAATGAATAAGCACGATTTAGATAAATTAGTAAGATGGTCAATTGATAGCGATTTAAAGAAATTTGCAGAAGATGCATATGGATTATGTGGAACAGATTACGAATTAAATATAGATTATTTGCGAGGTAAATTTAAAAAGATGCAAACCAATTTTATATTTTGGCTAGGTGGATTAGATAATATTAACAGACAAAGATTAGCGAGAAATATAACATTTGGTAAAACAGAAGAAGTTGATGAACATTACGAAGATATTAATTCAATAAAAGTAGTTAAACTAAAAGGAGAAAAATAATGGGAATGGACGTACACGGATTAAATCCGAAAATGAACAAAGGTAAAGAGAAATACAAGACATACTTCAAATGGGATAATATTGATTGGAGAGAAAGGAACGGAGCAAAGAAAGAAGAGTGGGAAAAGGAACAAGATAAGTTTTATTCAGAAATGACAAGTTATCAAGATGACAATAGAGGCACGTATTTCCGCAATAGTTGTTGGTGGTGGAGACCACTATGGGATTATTGCAGATACGTTGCTCCTGAGCTTATTTCAGACAAATTATGGGAAAGTGGACATCACAATGATGGCAGTGGATTAAACGCAGAAAAAGCAAAAATGCTTGGTGAAATATTGATGGAAAATATTGCAGATGGTAGCGCGATACAATATGAAAAAACTTACAATGATTTGATTGAAAATGATGAACATAAATATCCATTTGATGTTGAGAATGTTGAGAACTTTGCTTTATTCTGTATTGAAAGTGGAGGATTTGAGATATGTTAATGGAGGATTATTACACGGAAGATGAGATTGCCCATATGTGTTGGTACTATGGGCAGTACTCAGACAATTTAACATACAATCAAAGAGCAATCCTGGTGGAGAAATACGAAAATATGATTGATGATAAGATTAAACAAATAGAAAAGAAAAGGAGTTAAAATGAAAGAAATAAAAATGCCGATATATTATTGTGAAGATGAAAAAACAAGTAAAAAAGATTATGATTGGGATGAAATGGCGAAAGAACTTGAACTTCGTATTAGTGAAATTCTAGATAGAGAGGTTTCAATAGAAATAGAAGATGAAGGTTTTATCAATTTAGAATGGGAGGGAGAATGATAATATTAACAGAACATATGAAAAAAGACATAGCAAAACTGAAAGGAAATAAAATGGATTTAAGTCAATGGGAAGAAGTATTAGATGAAGATTTATGGGAAGATGGTGAGTTAAACTCAGAACAAGTTAAAGAAAAACTTTATCAAGAAGTGGTAAGGCAAGGTGTTTGGAAACTAATAAGGAGAAAAGATGCATAAAATGAGTAAAGAATCCGCAAGTACAATACTAAGCTTACAAAAGAGATTAGACAAATCAGAGAAAATCAATAAGATATATGAGAAATTCTTAGATAAACTATTACTTGATTGTGAAAAACTATGTGAACAATTAGACAAAGAGGAGGGTAGATAATGCCGAATAGAAAAGCGAAAGAAAGAAAGATGGAACGTAAACGTAAGAACCTTGAAATAAAAAGATGGAAAAGAGAACAGAAAAAACTGAGAAAGGAGAAGAAATGAGTAAGATGAAAGACCTGGTGCAATTTTTTCTGGAAGAATATGGATATGATTTAGGATACACAATTCATACTCTTCCTAAAATAGAGGATATACAAGCGGTAGCAATGACAAGAACGCCAGTATGGGAGTATTTAGGATTAACAGAAAAAGAAT